ATCATCCGACATAGCAAGGTGCCCAGCCTTGACGAGCCGACTGTCGGACGCTTGACCAATGCTGACGGCGCGGGCGCGGACTAGGAATTCACCGAGACTCTTGAAGCCGCCCGTCTTTGTATCGTAATCCATTTTCTGCTCCTAGCGTCAGGACGTGGTCGAGGCGAGTCCGACGAACGGGGAATAGGTGGCGGAGTTGTCCTTCAAGGTCAACTTCGTCTGGGGCCAGCATTGCCCAGCGACGCGCAGAACGAACCGCCATGCGGTCTCGTCGTAGTCGAATCTGATGTGCGTGGAGGCGTCGATGGTGATGGGCTGGCGATCGCCGATGAGGTAGTAGGAGAAGTCGGCGAAGATAATGTCGTTTGCGGTTGCGAGATGGGGCAGTTTTTCCGTGATGAACACAGGCCGGCCCAGGAGCGTCCAGTTGATGCCGAGGTGGGCGTCCGGCTGAAAGACCAGGATGCGGGTATACTCGGTCGAGAGGTACTTGGTGCCCATCGTGATGAGTTCCGGAATGACGCTCGGGTTGATGACCCAGACCGCTCGATTGAGCGACGTGGGGAGCATGGCCGCATACATCTTGGCGATGTCGTCATAGGAGATGTGCGACACGACGGCCCGATAGACGGAAGAGAGACAGCCGCAGTTCAGGACGCCCAGGGGCATCCCGGCACCGGAGCCACGCAGGAAAGCGTAGTCCTCGTTCCACGCCCACGCCTTCGCGAACTGCCGCTTGAGCATCGGCTCCAGCGCGATGGCGCTGTCGGCGAGCAATTCGTTCGAGGCATAGGTGATGCCGGCCAATTTGTGCGGCGTCAATTCCATCTGACCGAACAGCGGTGCGGTCCCAGACTTCTGGGCCGCTTCTGCCGTCCAGTAGGCGATGATGCCGCCGAACAGGGACGAGACGTGGCTCGGGTCGGCGACATAGGGGATTTTCAGCGAGTCGGTCGTCATCGGAATGACGGTCGGCCCGCACCGGCGCACGATTTCATCTTCGATTGCCAGTTCCTGCAGGTCTGCCCTATAGACCTCAGGGACGAGGAAACCGCCCATTGAGTCGTCGGCGATTTCCGAGTGTCCCGTCGTGCCGGCCCCGCCTTTCTCCTCGACGTAGAGTTTGGCGAGACGCGGGTCGAGAGTGCCCGACTTGCGGGACCGATAGATGGAGTCCAAGAAATACCGGAAGCCCTTGAACTCCTTGGCGGCTTCATTCGCCGCTTTTTGCTTTTCCTCGGGGATGAGGAATTTCTTATCGGCTTCCTTGATTTTGGCCTCTGCGTCGGCGCGCTGTTCCTTCATAGCGTCGGCGACGTACTTGCCCACCGCCTCGTTGACGGCGAGTTTGACGGCCTCGTCGATTTGAGCATTAGCCTGTTTGGTTTCGTCGCTCATAAAATTATCCGATGCTGGCTTTGGATTTCGGCGTGTCGTGCCGCCCGCCGCGCTTCGTGCGTCCTGACATCTCCAGCCGCCTGTTCGCCGGCTGACACTTCTCACGGAGTGTCTCCACCGGGTGCTGGTGCGGCCTGATGTCTCTAGAGCCGGAGCGGGGTGCTTGCCGAATGAGAGCCGAGGCCAGCAGATGTATCGTCATAGTAAAACGCTGTCGTCGGGGATGTCCTCGGCGACCTGAAATTTATGTTCCATGTCTTTATTGCCCAGCGGATGCGTGAGCCGGAACTTCGTTTGGCACTTAGCGCACTTCACAACGGCGGTGCGGCGTCCGAGTTCATCGAATGCATCACGCGCTTTTCCGACGAAGCCGCATCCGGGGCATACGATTTCGATTTGGCTCATGTCAATGTGTATTGAGGCATCCCGTTGTTTGAATCAACGGACTGGGTGCCGTTGCCTATGGTCCCGCCTCCCCAATAAGGAGTCGTTATCGGATCCCAATGAGGCCAGTATCCCGGCCATTGATAAGGCGGATATGACGGCCAATGCTCGATGACCCGGATGATGGTCGTCGGAGGCTGTGTCGTCAGCGCCTCGACCTGTTTCTTCAGGGCTTCGAGTTCGCGGAGCAGGTCCGCATGTGTCGGTTGCTTTTTCATCTGACCTTACCTCTCAGTTTATCAACGGCGAGAGCGATGCCCTCGTTGATTTGCTTCCGCAGTTCTTCGGGCGGGATGGCCTTCAGAATATCGAGCGCCACCTGTTTCACCATCTCCTTGTCGAGCGGGATGGCGGCTGGCGGGTTCAACTTTTCGGGCTGTTCAACTTTCGTGAACACTTGCTTTTCTTGAACAACAGCGGGTAGAGCGCGAATCATGTCCTGTGTATCAAGAATCTCGCCCAGGATGTTCTCGTACATCCCGATGGTCTCGTCGTGCATGGCGTCGCGAAGAGCATCAGAGCGAGACAAGTTTACCACAAACGGAATCATCGTGTCCTCATACACCGCTTGAGCGATGGTATCGTGGATTTCCTTGTGGTCGTTGACCCAGGCGCGCGCCGTCTCCATCGTCCACTTGTCTTTGTCGAACAGGTAGGTGATGATTTTCTTGCAGTCAACGCAGTAGAGCGATTTGATGCCCTTCGCGTCGGACAACGACATCGTGCGAATTTTGTGACCGCTATGGTCGCCCTTGTCCACGGGGATGCGGATGTAGTTCTCCGTCACCTCGGGCTTCGTGACTGTTTCATCGGGCTTGACGCCGCCAGCCTTTGCTTCAGCCTCCGCGACTTCTTCTCTCTCGCGTTCGGCTTTCTCTAAGACGCCCTCGGCGATTTTGATGGCCTCTTCGCGTGATATTGGACGTCCCGGCGCGGTGATGGTTGCCGATGTCCCAGGCAGGTCAGGGTTGAACTCTTTCGCCGTCGCGGCGGAGATGATACCCTTGCCGACAGCCAGAGTCAGCGCCTCGGGGCATGACGGGATAGGCACGGCGCTGTATTCCAACAGTTCCCACTTCTTGTAGATGCGTCGCGGTGTGTCATCGCCCGCCTTCTGCACCGGCTCTTCCCACTCGATCGGGATGAAGCCGATAGACCATGCGCGGCAGAGCGGTCCGCTCCCGCCGATGTCCTCCGTATAGGCGCGATAGACCTCTTCGGCCTTCGCGGAGTTGGCAAACACCGTCTTGGCGAGGATACCCTTGCCGTCTTTGCGGAGCCACATATTCTTCGCCACCGGCAGGGAGTGGTAATCATGCCCGAACGGCACGACCGGGTTCTCGCGGAAGTGCTTCTCCTGCAGACCGTCCGGCAGGATGACCTCGCCGTCGCGGTCCTTGACGCCGGTCGTGATGTATGACACCACGGACCGCTCGGAGGGGTTCGACTCGACCGTCTCGGAGGTGCCGTACTTGACGACAATCTCCAGGTCGTCTTTCTTGATTTTCAGTCGCTGGGCAACCTCGGCGGCCTTGTCGGGATATACATCGACGAATTTCTTTCGCTCGGTAACAAAATCCATTGCCTGTCTCCTTTTACTTCAGCGAGAATTCTCCTCGCTTGTGGGCCTGCTTCAAGGCCGCGTTTATCTCCGGGAGGTGCTTCCCGTACCAGATGCGGAACACCTCGGGGTTCACTTTCAATATTTTCGCCATCTTGTCCATGTCATAGACCTGGGCGTTCAGGAACTCGACGACCTTCTTCAAGTCGATGTCCGGCAACGCGTCCGGCGACACGACGCTCGACGGATACGTCTCCATCAGCGTGCGCAGTATCGCCTTGACCTTGCCCTGCTGTTGGTCCATGATGCGGTTCATGGTGTGCGCGCCGGCGTTGACCCACTTCAGCAACCGCTCCAGGTTCAGGTCGAGTTCAAAAGCGATTTTCTCGCCCGTCCATGAGAGCGTCTCGGTCATGTACTTCCATGCGACCCAGCGCTCCAATGCCTCTAGCGTGTCATACTTCCAATCGGTCATGTTTCCTCCTCTTCGTTTTCGCTCTCCGCCTCTTCAATCTCCGGCACGATGGGTAGAATACAGCACCGGCAGTTCGGATGGTCGGGCGGCTCGTTCTCGCCGTCAGAGAAGTCCTCATCGAGCGCGACGACCTCGCCATCGAGTACGGCGCAATCTTCGCAGTTGTGGACAAGGATGCCGTTAGCAAAATATGTATGTGCGCCCTCAACTTCCAGATTGAAAACAAAGTATGATTGACTTCCGAGGACGAGAGTGGTATAATATCTATAAATACCATGTATATATGCGCGTATTGCCACAAGCAATTTGTCCCAGCTTATAAATTGCAAACCCGCTCTCGACCGAAGTATTGTTCTCGGGCGTGTTACCATCGGGCCACGAAATTTGGGCAAACCAAGACGTGCCCCGTTTGCGGCAAAGCTTTCTACGCCTACCCCTCCCATCGGAGCAAAACGCATTGCTCGCGGGCATGCTGCGCTTTGTCTGGCTCGGGTCCGATGGTTACAAAGATCTGCCCGGTCTGCGGGAAGAATTTTGAGGTTCACAAGTCTATCGCTCATCGTTATAAGGTTTGCAGTTGGACCTGCCGGACAAAGTTCACGGTGCGGAAAGTATGCCCCCGATGCGGGAAACAATTCGCCGCATATACGCCCAGGAAGAAGTATTGTTCGGAAGCCTGCCGTCGCCCTCCGGTATTCGTTGACTGCTTGAACTGCGGCAAGAGATTTAGAACGACACCATCGGAACATGCGGAGCGAAGATTTTGTTGCTTTTCTTGCTGTCGCAAATATCGCGGCGAGACTTCGATTGAGCGTGCGGTTCGTGAAGCCCTGGAGCGTCTGCACATCCCCTTTAGTCCAGAGCATCCCGCTGGAAGACTCAGCATCGACTTTTATCTGCCTCAACAGAATGCGTGCCTTGAGATAGATGGAACGTATTGGCATCCTGACCCTTTTAAAGACGCCAAGCGTGATGCGAGACTGCGCGAACTTGGCTATCTTGTGTTCCACGTTGCCGAGAGTGAAATAAAAAACGCGAGTGACCTGGATGATTTGATTGTCGCTCGTCTTCAGTCGGCTCCCATGTCGTAGGGCTTGAATTTCCCGCCAGCCATAGCCAACTTCATACACCTGATGCTCGGCAGTTGCCGTCAGCCGTCGCCCATCGGATGTCTCTATCTCGATCATCTTGCCAGCATATCTGCGCCGCATAGTCCGCGAGACCCGTCGCCAGCCCGCATGAGTAAGAACTTCGTCGCCCTTCTGGATATCCTGGATATGCGTCTCTCCGCTTCTGGTGATGACATTCGTGTTCGCCGGAAAACAGGTCAAATCATCCTCACTCGCCATCCATTCCTTCGATTCCAGCCCGCTCTGCTTGTACGTCTCGACCGCCGCGGCGTTCGATGCGCGCAACGTCTCGGTGCGCGCTATGCGCTCGGCGCGATATCGGTCCCACGACTGGAACATCTCCGTGATGCGCCGCGTGAGGTCCGGAATGCCTTCTCCGGCTATCATCCCGGCGCGCAACGTGTCGGTGAGCATCTCCTGGCTGGTCGTCTGCAACTGGTCAGCGAGTTTGATGGTGTACGTGCGGAGATACTCCACGAGCGCAGGAGAGGTCATATCGAAGTCAATGCCGAGTCCGTAGTTGTCGTTCAGAGCGTCGCCCTCGGCGTCCAGTATCGCTTTGAATATGGGTCGCAGTTCCTCGGCTGTCAAGTTCTTCATCGCGCTGGAGCCGGCTAACCACCGCTCGATGAGGTCGGGGCGGTAGTCCTTGCCGGAGCCTCGACAAACAAGGCAAGGCGTGTTGATGAGCCCCACGTCCGTAGAGATGTGAGCGTAGCCTGTTCCCTTGCAGTCTGGGCAATCTTTCTGGTGGCCGGAGTGCTTCATGTGCGCGAGCATGATTTTCCGCTCATGCGCCCAGACGCGCCGCATCGCGGCAGAGATGCGATGCTCGAACCGTTTGAGCCGTCGATTCAGAGCGAGAATGACGCGCCGGCGTTCCGTCATGCTGATTTTGCGCCTGCGGGGCCGTTTCACGATAGCCAGGACTGCGGCCTGGTTGTCAAAATGGCTCCTAGACCCTCCCAGCGGGGTTTCCGGGGCGATTAGAGCGTGAGCCGTGGCGTGTTCGTTCGCCTTGAGCGCCTCGGCGAGTTTCGCCGTGAGCGTTTCCGGATGCAGGCGCGCCTCCAACTCTACGCGGCTCGCTTCGTGATGCGCTCGATCATACGGTATCCCCGTCAGCATCAGCCCGCGCTCCGTCAATTCGTGAAGCGCGAAGAACGGCATCTCGGGCGGCTCATCCTCATCGTCGAGCCACATCTCGCCGGGCGGGATGAATGTCGCATAGACGAGGTCGTGGCCGCCTTCCGTGAAGTCGTCATCGTAGTCCTTGCGGATGAGGTCGCCGTCCACGAGCCAGCACGTGACGTAGGCGTTGCTGTATGCGTCGATTTGCTCGCGGTGAACGCGCTCGGCGGCGTCCGGCGCATCCATCGGGCCACGATAAACACCGCCGGCCGACTGGCGCTCGTCGCGCTCTTTGCGGTCGGCGTATTCCAGCGCGTGGTCGTAATCGTCACCGCCGACCATCAGGCGGTACTCCGTCGCCATGTGGTCGATATAGAAGCCGTACTCATACGCGAACACGGAGTTGTCAATCCAGAACTCTTTCTCCGGAATGAAGAAGAACCGGTAGTGCTGGCCGAAGTTCGTGAAGTCCGTGTCTATCTCGCGACGGATGTAGTCGCCGTGGACAAGCCAGACTTGGAACTCGCCGCGTGTTTCGTAGAGATGGTCATGCGCCAACATGATTTCATCCGGCGTGACCGTCTCCTCACCCGTGTCACCGGCGGCCCGAACAACCGCGTTGTCCACATGAACAACACCGTTGCCCACCCGTGCGGCTATCGTCTCGGCCAGACGTTCGGCGATACCGTCACGCGCCGCTTCCGCCAGAAAGCGGTCGGCCACCGTGACGGCGAGGTCAGCACGACGTTGTTTCATTGTTTCTTCCGTCCCCAGATGAACCACGTCAGCCCCATGATGATGGTGAACATCAGAATGATGATGACTTTGACGAGACTCATCTCGCCCCCCACCAGCACGTTTGGAGTATAACCGTCAGATTGAATATCGTGAGATTCAGCGAATGGACATCGCTGGAGGCTCTCCAATCTACGCCGACCCGGAATATCATGAGGTTGAATTGCCCATCATAAAAAGGGTTATCCCAACTGACGAAGCCTCGCCACGGCCCTTTCGATTGTTTCATGCTCCGAGTCGCTCCTTGATGATGTCCATCGCGCTCCGCGCCAGGTTCTCGGCGAGCGTCTCTTCCTCTTCCTGCGCCATCTCCGGGTTCGGCACCGCGTTCGCGGTGATGGAACTCAGCGGCACCATCAGATTGCTCACGAGCGGGTCGTCGCCGCCGTCAACGGGTTCTTCGCCCAAGTCGGCGCGGGCCTCGTTGATGGCCAGGATGCCGGCGGCCGTGTAGGTCTTGCGTTCGTTCATCTCCAACTCTCGGTTCGCCGGCACCGGGTCTGAGAATGACAGGAATATCTTCTCGTCAAACAGCGGACAGAGCGATTGATTGATTTTTTCTTCCAGTTTCCGCAGACGGGGCAGAATGCCGTTCTTCGCGTGTCGGTAGTCGCCGACCTCGGCGTTGGAGCGCGAAACGCCTTGCGCCGTCAACACGGAAATGTTGACATCCAACGCCGCGCAGATTTCTTCTCTATTCAGTTTCCGCCAATCGACGTTCGCCATCTCCTGCATCGTCATCGTCGTCTTGACGAACTTAACGTCTGGCGGCAGGATGGCGGTCTTGCCCGCCTTGGCGTTGCCCTGATAGCGCTGGGAGAAGGTCTCCGCCAGCCGGTCACGCTCTACGGCGCTCACGTTCTCGCCGAGTTCCAGCACGCCGCCGACGTTGGCGCGGTTCGCAAATAACGCCTCCTCCAACTCGTACAACTCGCGGTTCGTGTAAATGGCATCGGAGATGCCTTGAACCGGGCCGAATCCGCGCAACTTCTTCTCCGGCTTCGGCCCGGTTCAAGGCATCTCCGA